TCCAAACGAGATTGAGTTTCGGCCAATCGACGCGCTGATGCCGTACGCCGGCAACGCGCGGACGCACAGTGAGGAGCAGATCGAGCAGCTCGTCCGCTCGATCCAGCGCTTCAGATTTACGAATCCGGTCCTGATCGGCAAAGACGGCACGATCATCGCCGGCCACGCCCGCGTGCTCGCTGCACGCAAGCTGGGCATGGCTGAAGTGCCCTGCATTGTGCTCGATCACCTGAGTGAGGCAGAGCAGCGTGCGCTGGTTCTCGCTGACAACAAGCTGGCTCTAAACGCCGGCTGGGACGACGCGCTGTTGCGCGCTGAACTGCAGGCGTTGCAGGACGAAGACTTTGATCTGGACGTCGTCGGTTTCAACGACGAAGAGCTACGCGCATTGCTGGCGGATCCCGCCAGCGACGACCAAGCTTTGGAACAGGCTGCTACGGAGGACAGCACGCCCGAGGCGCCAGCCGATCCGGTCACCCGCGCCGGCGACATCTGGGTAATCGGCCCGCACCGGCTGATCTGTGGAGATTGCCGTGATCTGGCTGTGGTGAAAGCCGTGCTCAACGGCGCGGCAGTGAACGTGGCCATCACTTCCCCGCCGTACGCATCGCAGCGCGAGTATGATCCTTCGAGCGGCTTCAAGCCGATCCCGCCGGACAAGTACGTGGATTGGTTCCGGGCAGTGGCAAACAACGTCGAGGCGGTGCTCGCAGCGGATGGTTCGTGGTTTGTGAACATCAAGGCGCACGCTGAGGACGGCGAACGCAGCCTGTATGTGATGGACCTGGTCATTGCGCACAAGCGGCAGTGGGGCTGGCGGTTCGTCGACGATCTACTCTGGCGCAAGACCGACAACGGCGTTCCGGGAGGGTGGCCCAACCGCTTCAAAAACGCGCACGAGCCGGTGTTCCACCTGTGCCGCCAGTCGGCCATTAAGTTCCGGCCACAGGCGGTGGGCCATGCTTCGGAGGATTGCTTCGACTACTCGCCCGATAATCCAAAATCGACTTCCGGCAGTGGGCTGCTGGGAACGGGGGCGCGCGGTGGTGCCGCAGGTGAGTCCGGTTCCACAGATGAAGATGGACGGCACAGCGGCATCGCCCGGCCCTCGAACGTGATCGAGTGCAAGACCGAAACCACCCAAGGTTCCCACTCGGCGCCCTTTCCCCGGGCGCTGGTCGAGTTCTTCGTGAAGGCGTTCTCCGACCCCGGCGATAACATCTTCGATCCGTTCACGGGCAGTGGTACCACGCTGGCCGCGGCGCACGTGCTCCGCCGGACCGGCTACGGCTGCGAGATCTCGCCGGCGTATTGCGACGTGATTCTCTCCAGGATCGGCAAGCTGGCCGGCCAGGAGGCGTACCTGGAGGCGGACGGACGCACGTTCGCGCAGGTGGCCACATTCCGCGGCATCGACGTTTTACGGAAGGTATCGTGATCGATCTCTCCCATTTGAAAATCCAGGTCTGGCCCATCGGCGACCTGATTCCGTACGAGCACAACTCGCGGACTCACTCGCCTGAGCAGATTGCGCAGGTCGTGAAGTCGATTCGGGAGTTTGGGTGGACCTGCCCGATCCTGGTGGGCGAAGACCGCGTGATCATCGCTGGCCACGCTCGTCTCGTAGCAGCGCGCGAACTGAAGATGACCGAGGTGCCAGTCATCGCCCTGCCTCACCTGAACGAGGCGCAGCGGCGTGCCCTGGTCATCGCTGACAACCGGATTGCGGCAAACGCCGGCTGGGACGAGGCCATGCTGCGCGATGAGATCCAGGGCCTGCAGGTTGAAGACTTTGACCTGGAAGTGCTGGGCTTCTCCCAGGACGAGTTGGATGCCCTCCTGGAGGATCCGGAAGAAGCCGCCGCGGGCCACACCGACGAGGACGCCGCGCCGGAAGTGCCGGAGACGGCAGTCACGGTGCCGGGCGATGTGTGGGTGCTCGGGGAGCATCGGCTGCTGTGTGGTGACTCGACGCAAATCGAGTCAGTCGAGAAAGTGCTCGCCGGCGGCCTGGCGGACATGGTCTTTTGCGATCCGCCGTACAACGTCAACTACGGCGCGACGATGAAGGACAAGCTCCGCGGGAAGGATCGCAAGATTGCCAATGACAATTTGGGGAACGACTTTGAGAAATTCCTGTACGATGCCTGCGTGAACATCCTGGTCGTCGCCAAGGGCGCGGTCTACATCTGCATGTCGTCATCGGAACTGCACACCCTGGAGAAGGCCTTCCGTGAAGCCGGTGGCCACTGGTCGACCTTCGTGATTTGGGCGAAGAACACGTTCACGATGGGCCGGTCGGATTACCAGCGGCAGTACGAGCCGATCCTGTACGGGTGGAAAGAGGGCACGGACCACTTCTGGTGCGGCGCCCGCGACCAGGGTGATATCTGGTTCATCAAAAAGCCGCACGTGAACGATCTGCACCCGACGATGAAACCGGTCGAGCTGGTGGAGCGCGCCGTGCGCAACTCGAGCAAGACGCGAGACACGGTGCTCGATCCGTTCGGCGGGTCAGGCACTACGCTGATTGCCTGCGAGCGCACGAGGCGCCAGGCGCGGCTCATTGAGATGGAGCCGAAGTATTGCGACGTCATTGCCCGGCGCTGGCAGGAGCATACGGGCCAAATGGCCACGCTCGAAGCCGATGGGCAGACATTCAATGAGTTGGCGGCGGAGCGGCTGGGCACGGCCGCCTGAATCGAGCGTTGCCACCGTACTAAAGAATTACCTCAACGCCCTTGGTACGAATCACGTTGAGCAAGGCCAGAGCTGGACCTTTGGGCCGCGTGGCGCCGCGCTCCAACTGTGAGATATAGCCCGAGGTGAGATTGAGATAGCGGGCGAAGGCGGCTTGACTCAGGTTGGCTCGCTCACGCAGCGCGCGAATCTCTTCCGGGGTGATCGGACGTGAAGTGCGAAGCGCAGCCTCTCCGAGATGGCGAACGGTGATCTTGTGGAAGGCATCATCGTTCAGAACGCCAACGCGGTGCAACCCCCCCGCAGTTTCGAGCAGTGCCTGCGCAAGCCGGCTAGGCTTCTTCTTTGTCATTGAGAACCTCCTGCAATTCACCCTCTGCGAATGCGTGCGCGATCTGCTTAGCATCGGCCGCAAGCCAACACGAGGCGATCTCTCGTGCTGTCAGTAGTTCATCGGCGCTGATGTTCGACCGTTCGTTCTTGGCAAAGCCATACAGAAACACCGCTCGCTTCTTCATCCGGTAGGCGATCAGCATCCGATAGCCGCCTGAGCGGCCCTTGCCGCGTCGAGCGACACGCTGTTTGATCAACCCGCCACCCAGGTCTGCATCGACGAGGCCGCGCTCGGCCCGGGCAATGGCCTCATGCAGGCTGACGTCGGCGATCCCTTCGTGTTTCGCGAACCGCGCGAGCCATTTGGTTTTAAGAACCTGCATTTCGTGCTATAGCACCATAAACTATAGCACAGCAACACAGAGGCGAGTCTGTTAGGTCTGATCAAGAATGAACGAGGATCGCGTGTCAAGCTCCGCAGTTACGCAGAGAATTGCGCGAAGCAAACGTCCAACAGCGGTCGACTCGCTGGCTGCAGAAGTGAGGCGCAACCCCGGCTAGGCACACGGCGCTGCTTTGCCTGGCGGCGGTGGTTTGGGTTGGTTTGGTGCGTGCCATCGAAGACATGAATCACTTCGTCGCCGGCGAATAACAAGACGATTTCGATGGTTGAATTCAAGATTGAAGCCGACATCCGGGCGGCGGTCGGCGCGCTCGACGCGGTCCGTGTGGATCAGCTTCCCTTTGCTCTGAGCCTGGCGCTCAACCGAATTGCGCAGGCTGCGAAGAAGGACGTCACCGCGGAGATCGCGACCAAGTATCGCAACCGCAGTGGCTCGCTGGCGTTCCTGATGCAGGGCGTCCGGATGGACCCGGCGACGAAGGTGAACCCCACCGCCACGGTCTACGACGTGGATTGGTTCATGGCCTACCAGGAAGAGGGCGGCCGGAAGCAAGCGTCGGGCAACAAGTGGGAGCGGATCCGCGCGGCGGCCATTGACGGCGTGCGCGTCCCGCCGTCGGTCACTGCGCTGCTCGCTCAGCATGGCAGTGGTTACTTCATCAACCAGTTCCGTTCGACCGGGGAGTGGTTCCTGGGGCATCGGTTCAAGACCGGCGTGCATGATAACCGCGACGGCGATGGCACACGCATTGACGGGCATCCGGGCTTCAGTGTCGTGATGCTCCTTGAACGCTCCGTTGATGTGAAGCCGACGTTCGGGATGCGCGAGACGGTGGAGAAGACCGTCGAGACGGGCTTTGCTGGGGCGTTCCGCGAAGCCGCAGAGCAGGCGATGGCGACGGCACGCTAATCAAACGTTCGCGATTTCATGGCCGAAAAAACTTGTAAACGCTGCGGACTGTCGAAGCCGCTAAGCGAGTTCTATTGCCGTCATGGACAGCCGGAGGCCACGTGTCGACGTTGTCAGATGTTCCAACATATGGAACGGCGCGCTGAGAAGCATGGCGGATCATATGCAGAAGCGCGGAGGCAGGAAGCCATTCTTGCAGCCCAAAGGGCCGGGCGACCTTACGCAGTACGCGGGCCGCGCGATGAATATGAGCGATCGGCACCGATGCGGCGCATCGAGAAGCGAGCGGACAAGATCCGCAAGCGAGGTTTCCTTGCGGACGTTTTTGCGGCAGAGGCTCTCTACAGGAAAGAACGGTATTGGGATGATAGTGCATTTCGTGAAGCACGGAAGGCTGAGGCCCGGAATCACTATTGGCAATCGCCCGATGACGAGGTCGCCCGAGTGCGCGCGTACAAGCTACAGCATCCTGATCGCAACAACGAGTGGTCGAGAACGCGCCACCAACGGGAGGATGCGCAGGCCGTCAGTGACTTAACGCGCAAAGACATTGATCGGTTGAAAGCCGAAGCCACTCGTTGCGCGTACTGCGGCAGCCCACTCCGCCACGACGGCGGCGTTCAGGTGGATCACATGGTCCCACTATGCAGGGGCGGTGAGCACTCCTTTCGTAACATCGTGGTCGTCTGCGCTTCGTGCAATTCAAGGAAGGCGACGCTTGGCTTCGCAGAGTGGGTTGACCGCATCGAACCAGAGCACCGCTTTCGAGTTGTCGCGCTCTGGGAAGAGCGTTATGCCTGCAGGCTTATGGAAGCGGCTTAAGTCTCACGCGGGCAGAGGCTTCCGGGACCTGGAATTGACTCAACATCATGCCGGTGCCGGAGCGCGCGGGAAACGCCCAGCTACGGGTCAAATTCCGGAGTTGCAGGGGGAGTTGCAGGGGTTGCATGTGCGGTTGCACCCCATCCGATCAGTTTCATGCGTTTAAGCGCCGTTTCGATCTCGAAATCGCTCGGTGTCAGCCGCCAGGCGGTCGACAAAGCCATCAAGCGGGGCCGGATCGACCCGAGCAAGCCGATCGACCAGATCCGGATCGATTGGGAGCGCAACGCGGATCCGTTGCAGCGCTCCAGGCGATTGTCGCCGGTCCCGGATCCGCCTGCCCCGGTACAACCGGTTCGCCAGCCCGCGCCGGCGCCGGCTGCTCGCCGGGTAGCAGATGAGGATACCGACGGCGGCGGGCCAGCGAAACTTGGCGGTCTGACCAAGTTCGACCTGGAGATGCGGGACATGGCGGTCCGGCTCAAGCTCCGCCAGGTCGCGCTGCGCGAGAAGGAAGGCGCACTGATCCGCGCGGATGAGGTGGATGCTGCGTGGGCCGCTCTGGTGCTGAACGCGAAGTCGCGGTTGATGCAGATGGGCGATGAACTTTCCGATGCCCTGGCGTGCTCTTCCGACCGGGTTCACTGCAAGCAGCTCATCGATGACAAGGTGTACGAGATCCTGAACGAGCTCGCCCGGTACAGAAATGGCCAATGACGGTAGACAGGTCGATCGAGAGGGCTTCGCTGTTATGGGCGCCGCCGCCGCGCCAGACCGTCTGCGAGTGGGCGAAAGAGAACTTCATCGTCACCACTGGCGCGAACAAAGGACGCTTCCGGCCGGCTGCGTATCAGCTGGAACCGATCAATGCGATCGGCGATCCGGCGATCAACGAGATCGTGATCATGTCCGCCACGCAGATGTTGAAGACGATCACGATCCTGGTCGGAATCACTTACGTGATCGCGCGGGATCCGGACCCGATCATGGTCGTGATGCCGCGCGACTCGGACGTCGGCAAGTTTTCCAAGTTCCGGCTGGCATCGACGTTGCGCGAGATGACGGTGCTGCGCGGACTGGTCTGTGATCCCAAGTCGCGCAACTCGTCGACGACGATCGACACGAAGGACTTCCCAGGCGGTCCGCTGATCATGACGGCGGCAGGCTCGCCGGCGAACCTGGCGGCGTACGCGATCCGCTATCTCTTCTGCGATGAGGTTGACAAGTATCCCAAGTCTTCCGGTGGAGAAGGCAATCCGATCGATGTGGCGAATAAGCGCACGGCGACATTCCGCGGCCGGCGCAAGCGAATTCAGACCTGCTCGCCGACCATTGCCCGCGAATCGCAAATCGCAGCAGCCTACGCGGAGACGGACCAGCGCAAGTTCTGGGTGCCGTGCCCTGTCTGTGGCCAAGACCAGATCCTGGTATGGCGACAGGTCCGGTTCGCAAAGAAGATCGAGGACGTCAAAGAGCGCGCAGCCACGGCGACGTACGCCTGCGAGCACTGCGGTGCGATATGGAACGACGTCCAGCGCTGGGCGGCCGTTCAGCGTGGTGTGTGGCGTGCGGATCGGCCATTCAACGGCGCGGCGGGCTTCTGGATCAGTGAGTTGTACTCGCAGTTCAAACCCTTGCGGGAACTGGTTTCCGATTTCCTCAAGGCCAAGGACGATCCGGAGCGTCTCAAGGTGTTCGTGAACACGAGTCTGGCCGAGGTCTGGGATGTGCCCGGCATGGCGCCGGACTGGAAGCGGCTGTACGACCGTCGCGAGGATTACGCCTACGGCAAGGTGCCGCACGGCGCGTCTTTCCTCACTGCGTTTGTCGACGTTCAGGAGAACCCGCCGCGGCTCGAGGTCGAGGTGAAAGCCTGGGGCAAGACCGGCGGAGAGAACTGGTCGGTCTGGTATGAAGTGATTGCGCCGGAACGGCCGGGTCCCGGTGGGCGCCCGGTGCGTTGCACGCCAGCGGATCCGGAGCCGTGGGAACGCCTGGCGGAGTTGATCATGAAGGACTGGCCGCACGCCGACGGCGGCACGCTGCCGATCTGGGCCTGCGGTGTGGACTCCGGTTACATGGCGGAGACCGTCTA